GGTCTACACATACAAAAAATTACTGGAGACGAGTTTCAACTTTTTCCAATGACTGCTTTTGATCAAATGCAACCGACACTAAATACTTGGGAACCTCGTGTTCAAGAACTCTATACCGGAGTTCCAAATGGAATGCGAAATACAGCTCTTTATGTCCTAGACGTAAAAACACCTAAATTTAAAAAATACCGAATACCCGCGCCAAACAACCCCTACTTTACAAAAGCTGACTGGGAAGACGCAATTATTAAATTTGGCGGAGAATCTTCAGATACGTTTCAACAGCTTGTACTTGGAAAGCATGGTTCGCCGTCTTTTCAAGTTATATCGAGAGACCAGATGAAGCTTACTCCTATAGATTTCTATTCCTTTCGATACACAGCTTCCGATAAGGAAAAGGGAAAACAGTACGCAGAGGCACTTCCTATTGTAAAACTAAAAAACGTAGAAAGTACTCTGTTGGCCATCGACCCTGGTTTTAGCGACCCCACAATTATTCAACTAATGGGCCTGAGTGAAGGATCCTGGAAGTGTCTTGCTCGTTACCGGCTTCAGCGAATTGACTATCCAGAGCAGGAACAGATTATTGACTATTTGGCTCGCTCGTACAATGTTTCTAAAATTTCAATAGACATCGGTGCCGGTGGCGGCGGTGCGGGCATTATGCAGAGTTTGAGAACTCGTCCTGAGTACTCTTCGTTTGACTACGGAACCAGAATGGAAGGTGTTCAATTTAATGAAAAAGTGAACATAGCCAGCTTAGACAATAATCTTGAAATAACTGAATCCTTTAAAGCTTGGGCAACTGGCGAGCTTATTAAATACATTGCCAGTGGGTTTTTGGTATTCTCGGAAATAGACGCAGAGGGTGTTTCTCAACTTGAGAGAGTAGCGCGGCAGAAAAGAACTTCCGGTCACATGCATTACTATGTTGTTTCCACAAGAGGACATGGAGAAAGCAACGATGACCACATCTACGCAAGTTATCTTTGTTTTGTCGGCGCTTTAAGGTCAGCCGTCCCTGCGCCAAAACCTTTGGCTATTGGTCGAGCTTCGTCGCATTTCACAGTGAGGTAAAAGATGGATAAACCACTTTCTAAAACAGTAGCAGGTTACACACCTAATCCGATATTTACGTACAATTTAAATACGGTTGGCTACTACGATCCTTTGACTCGTCCTTTCGATAACAGCAAAAAATACAGCTATCACGAGATAGTCAAGTACTGCCGCTACTTTTACGAAAAAGACACAATTGCTAGAACGGTAATTAACCGAATGGTTAATCTAGCGATTACACGGTTGAGAAACCAAAAAGAAGAAAAAGACGTTAACTCAGCTTTTTTTGATGCAATCGCTGAAAGAATTCAGCCGTTTTTAAAACACATGGCCACTGAGTACTTTGTTAATGGAATTGTGGTTCCTGCGTTTACATATAAAACTATTATGATGAATAAGTTAGACCCTTCTCTAGGGCGTAAGCGTGTCGAGATTCCAGATCAGTTCTGGGTCCGAAATGCGGCTAACATACAGCTTCGTAAACGACCTACCAGCATGCAAAGAGCGGTTTATCTGGAACTTCCACAAGACGAGATAATGTTTATTATAAACAAGGGCAAAAGATCCGACGGCACCGACGACACCGCTGCATATAAGGAACTACTTAAGCAGTATCCAGAATATGTTCGAGCAGTTCAAGAAGGTCAGCGAACTTTTCCTCTTGAGGATGCGAATCCAATCTACTGCGACATAACCTCGTATAACGATTATCCTTTGCCTTACTTGCAAAACGCTTTGTCGGCCATGCAGCATAAAGAATACTTGAAACTGATGGACAAGACAATTGTATCTCGCTCTATCGAGCTTCTTAGGCAGATTAAAGTAGGTAGCGACGAGTTTCCTGCTACTGATGATGACATTGCGGCTACTCAGCTGGCAATTGCAGAAGCAGCTGCTTCAGGTGATCGCGTTTTCAACTTATTTACTAATCACACAGTCGAAATAAGTTGGGTACTTCCTCCGCTCGACGCTTTGCTTAACGAATCAAAGTATGCCGAACCTAACTCGGATATTTTCTTATCGCTTGGTTTCCCTAGAATTCTTACTGTAGGTGAGTCTTTGCGAAGTAATTCTTCAGACAGCCGAATTGCCTCGCTTGGCCCAATGGCGACTTTGAGTGAACTAAGAGAGAAGCTTATTGTCTGGATCAAATGGCTTTACGAAGACTTGGCAAACAGAAATAATTTGACAGAGTGGCCGGAGCCGTATTTCAGTCCAATTCAATTCCAAGACATGACAGCTCTTACACAATTCGCCATTCAGGCGCAGCAAGTAGGCGCAATCTCTAAAGATACTATTGCTCAGCTTTACGGATCGACTTACGAAGAAGAAAAAAGAAAAATAAGTTTTGAGGTTACCGAAAATGAACCAAATACAGAAGGACCCGTCTCACCAGAAGAACCTAGTGTGCCCTCCGGGAACGGGGTACAGCCTACGGAAGCAAGTTAATCCGTACAGAACGCTGGTCATACACACAACAAACGGAAAACCAAACTCCAACTCTTCGGCAGAGTTGGAGTTCCTGGTTAAATCTCCAAACGTCTCTGCTCACTACTTTATTTCTAAAGTTGGAAAAGTATATCAAATACTGGATCCCGCAAAGTATACAGCTTGGCACGCTGGAGAAGTTAGTAAAGACGATTACAGCAACACGTTTGCTATCGGCGTTGAAGTTCACTTCACGCCTAAAGAGCTTTACTGGAACGGATTTATGTGGGCAGGCTTGACTACGCTTGCTCGAGAATACTCAAATTTAGAGTTAGTCACTCATCGTCAAATTGCAAAACCTGTGGGACGGAAAATAGATCCTTCAGGAGTGACCGATATTCAATTTGTTAACTGGTCGAGAAGTTTCAAAGATCCGCAAAATATTGCAAAGTTAAGAGTAAATACTAATTTACGCAGTGTCCCAAGATTTGGAAATAATATTATTCAAGTACTTCCTGAAAAATTAACAGTCGTAGTTTCATCAGAAAAAGTAGAAGGAGACTTGTACAATGGAAGCAATCTGTGGTATTATTGTAACTGGGCTGGGTACGTTCACGAATCTTTGGTTGATCTTGCAGGTGCCGTATGAATGAAACTACTTTAACCGGCGTATTCGGCACTGTTGCTGGTATTCTAATTGCTTGGATTGGTTTTAAAAAAAGCTCACAGGACGCTACGACTAAATTTCAAGATTCGCTAATAAAGCGAGTCGAGACTTTAGAAACAGACAACGAGAGCTTGCGACAACGTAACGAAGAATTGTTGCAGATAAACCTAAAAGAACGTCAGAAGCAATTTGAACTTGAGCAAAAAATTGACCAAATTGAAGGCGAAAAACTTAAGATGCTTGATCGTATTCAAGATCTTGAACTAATAGTCGAACGGCTTACCAAACAAGTAGGATTACTTACAAAGGAAGGTAACTAAATGGAAAATTCTGGAATGGAAGTTGTTTATCAAATTTTTATTGGGTTGGTTATTCCAGTAGTAGTTTCTGGTCTCAAGCAGGTGTATTGGCCGTCTTCAGTAAAGTTTAGCTTGGTTTTGCTGATTTCTCTTGTGTGTGCTGCCGTAGTGCCAATTGCTCGATTAAGCAGTCGAGGATCTTTCGACGTTGATGAGTTTCTTCAGTCAATGACGGTAATCTTCACTACAACTCAAATCTTCTACAGAACCGCATTTAAAATGCTCAACATTGAAGACAAGATTAATCCACAAGCCGCACTTTTGTCAGCAATTCAAGATCAGGTGTCGACTTACGTCTCCTCGATAGATTTGCGTACTACTCGAAGTCTCTTGGACCCGTACACAGATCACTCTCTTATCGTCGAAATTACCGACATCAATAACCCTGACGAAGACGAAGACGAAGCTCTGGAAGATAATAAAGAATAACTACGGATAAAGGCAGACACATCTAAAAGTGTGTCTGCCTTTTCTTGTTTAGTTTGAGTCAATCCTCTTGTTAGTCCTGTCTCTGTGTGCTATAGTAGAATTGTTATTAGAACACGAGGTCGATATGGCAACAACAAAGTATTGGATTGCTGTTAAGAGGGACGGAAGCGAGTGTTTAGTAACTACGTTTACTGATGCAGCGCTTGTATTTAATGCAGATGGAACGGCAGCAAAGCAAGTCTCAGAGGAAGAAGCCAAAGCTAAAAAGGCAAAAGTAAAAAAGGAGCGAAAGAAAAAATGAGCACAATCATTTTGTTTTGGTACTTAGTGTGCCACGAAGGAGTTTGCGAAAGAACTTCTTTTGAAGTGAGTAGAGAAGCAGCGGCGATTATTGCTTGTGAAAGCGGTAATCAGTACGATCTTGGTTCTTATGACCTATACGCAAAGAATCCAAATTCTTCGGCATCTGGATTATTTCAGTTTATAGACGGAACGTACAAAGGACTGACTGGCAAAGTAAAGGCTAGAACAGACTCTCCTGAAAACCAGCACAAGGCTTTTAAAAGTCTCTGGGATGACGGAAAAGGCTGGTATCACTGGAACGCTTCGAAGGCTTGCTGGTCTCAGTGGATGTATGTAAACTCTGAAAACGTGGCTGTGTGGCGGTAAATAGTATAAAGGGGGCTTTTATGCGGATACGGTACTGTATTGTTACGTTGAATCAATTCTCGTGGGTAGTCGATAGACACTTACCAAGCGTTGACGAATCCTTAGTCGACGGCGTACACTTATTTTGTAGTGAAGTACAAGATCAATCGTACAATGGAATGAAGTTTGCAGATCCAGCAGAGGTTAAAGAAGCCGAAGCGCAGCTCAGTCGATTTAAAGACTGGAAAGTTTCTTCCGCGACTAACAACTTTGGCGTTGCAAATGCTTGGAATTTTTTTGCCAAAGAAGCTGAAAAAGACGGATATGACGCCGTTATCTTAGCAAACGACGACATCTTTCTGTATCCAGAAGTACTTCAAAATTTTGTAGATACGATGAAAGCCTCCGAGTTTACTAGTTTTGCCGGATCGAACATGTTTTCATTTTTTGGAATACACGTATCTCTCTTTAACAAAGTTGGTGATTTTGACGAAAACTTCTGGCCTGCTTACTACGAGGACAACGACTACTTCTATCGCATGAAGCTACTCGGCATTGAGAGCACGCACATAACTGGGGCTTCTTACTTTCATGCGGGAAGCGCGACTCTTGGTAAATTCGACCTTATGCGGAAAATGATGCATCATCACAATTTTTCTAAGAACACAGAATATTACAAAGAGAAGTGGGGAGGTATGCCACATGAGGAGAAATTCACCAGGCCGTTCGACGGTGACCAAAACGTTGGTAACCTTAAAGGCAAACTTACTCGGTCAGTCATTAACGGAATTGAACCGCTTATTGCTGAAGATTGAACGGTCAGTCGGATCTGTAGGTTTTTCAAACATTGCGGGAAACACGCTTATTTGGCAAATCTACGTTGACAATTTTGACCAAGAGTTTTGGAGCAAAGTTTCTAAAGGAAACGGACTGGAATTGTACACTCAGGAACTAGACCGATACTGGTAAACTGTGGTTAAGTTTATCCGAGGTTCTTGACAGCGGTGCAAAGAAAGTACTAAAATACGTCAAGAAGTTTGAAGGAGGCCGCGATGCGAAGTAATGTGTATTATGAAGAAATTCAAGGAACGCCGTTTGGAATCTTGGTCATTATGGACCTTGAAGAACGCTATCGATGGTTTATTACGCAAGGTGAAGACCAAAGCGACAACGAGTACTTGCTCGAGTGCGTAGATAATCACCCTAATCCGTACGCTGCTGTCGACGCCGCATTGCAAGTAATGAGCCGAGAGTTCAGCATTTGGATGACGGCGATTGCAGAAAAACGTAAGCAATGGAGTTCGCAACATGATTAATAAAATAAAAGGTGTTGCTTCTTTTTTGCTAGCTGTTGTTTTTGGTTTAGTTTTTGGAGTAGCCGCATTGCTGGGGATACTTTACAGTATCCCCGCAATAACTGGAAGATCGAATCATTACGATTGACTTCCGGCAGCCACAAAGAAACAGTCACAATCGAACTCAGACTTTAGCCATCGCTGAAGATGTTCTCTGTTTCCCCATGTAGTGTACCTTTGAGGTCTTCCTTCTTTTTGAACCGTTGCTGCAAAAACAGCCAGTGGCTCGTTTAGGAGAAATGTTTGCTGATCGACAGGGAATATGGTTATTGTATGAATAACTGCTTCTGCAATTAGTACGCCATCGTCGTTAAGCGCAAGATTCGGTGATTCAAACCTTCCTACCCATCCGGCAAGGCCCCATCTCGACGAGCCCTGCACAACCCACGGACTAGTCATTAAGAGCGTTCGTTCTAATTCTATAATTTGGGTAGCTTCAAAATACTCATTCATTCGGCGCCTCCTAATTCGCAACCTTAGTAAGTATTATAACACATCGTCAAAATCAAAAAGCCATCAATACACCCTCTTGACAAAACCAGTCAAGAGGGTGTATTTTTGTTTTAGGTTTATTTTAGCAAGAGGATGATCAATGCAATTTGAACGCAACCTACCGAATCCATGGCCTGAAGACTTGTACTACTTTGATTTGTACGATCGCTTTCCGCTACTCGTAAGGTACAAGAGCTTTTACTCGGACGACTTTAAAAGTCGAACAGACAGCGTGTCTGTGTGGTATTATAAAAGTCATGCCGAGATGGACGCGAACGCGGAAAATTATATTGATGTAGTGAACCGGCTTTTAGCGCACTTAGAGGCGTACGAATTTTTACAGTGAGGTGTTCTATGACCGAGAATCAATCAAACCAAGAGGGTACTGTTCGTCTTGAATTTCCTTTTAAGGGGTACACGTTTGGCTTCGCGCTCTTTAATCACGGGCCAAACAATTACGAACTATGTATGGTGGACGCCTCATCTTTGCAAATCTTGATGAGTATTGGCACGTTTGAAACGCTTAATGAAGTACAGAACGAATACATGTACTTTGTTGATACATTCGCAATAGCCATGCGCGATATTGAGTGGAACGGCTAGAGTTACTGATTGAATATGCTACAATACCCTAAGCCACAAAGTGGCCGCCCAAAATTTTTAGAAAAGATAGAGGAACTGTGTATGGAACACGTTTTTGGTTTAGTGATAAGTAGTGTATTTGTCGTCCTTGTTCTCTTCAGCGTCTGGTATATGCTAAGTCTACCCGACCGCGGAGAGCCGACTGATGATTAATCAAGATATTCCCGCATTTCTAGGTATTCTTCCTCGGTGGGTGGTATACCAGCTTCACACCAGAAAAGAATCTATTGATGATCTTTTTGAGGTTGTCTTGGACTTAGGCCGCGTTCCCGAAGCTCGTTATCGCACCGCAACGTTCCTCCTTGGGGATCAAGAGGTCACCGAGGAGGATCTGGACGAGTCGATCAAGCAATTGAAGTTTGGTGAGGACAACCGTGCAGGCCTGCCCCGCATGCTTCACCGCATCTCCGCCATCCGCAGCCGTTCTGGCAAAATTGTGGGTCTCACTTGCCGCTTCGGGCGAGCCATCACCGGTACAATCTCCCTGATCGAGGATCTGGTGGCATCCGGCAAGAGCGTGCTGATCCTGGGCCGTCCCGGCGTTGGTAAGACTACCATGCTCCGCGAGACCGCCCGTGTTTTGGCCGACGAGATGAAGAAGCGTGTGATTATTGTTGACACGTCCAATGAAATAGCCGGTGACGGGGATATTGCTCACTCTGGCATCGGTCGTGCTCGCCGTATGCAGGTGCAGCGCCCAAGCGAACAGCATGCGGTCATGATCGAGGCAGTGGAGAATCACATGCCGGAGGTCATTATTATCGACGAGATTGGCACTGAACTCGAAGCGCTGGCCTCACGTACCATTGCCGAACGAGGTGTTCAGCTTATTGGTACGGCTCACGGTCAGTTACTCGAGAACCTCATGGCCAATCCGACGTTGTCGGATCTGGTGGGTGGTATCCAAAGCGTCACTCTTGGGGACGAGGAAGCTCGTCGTCGGGGCACGCAGAAGACCGTTCTCGAGCGTAAGCAACCACCGACGTTCGATGTCCTTATCGAGATCCGTAGATGGGATGAAGTCCTTGTCTATGACAACGTGGGTGAGGCAGTCGATTCCTTGCTTGCTGGCGAGGCTCCAGAGGGCGAGCAGCGCACAAGGGGTACCGATGGTACCATTACGGTAGAACGCGTCGTCTCAGAGGCAGCTGAGGGCCTAGCTGGGCAATCTGCACAAAGCGTTCGTCGAGCACACAACAATACGCCTACCGCTAAAGGTCAGCGTCAGCGGGGAGACGGTCCTTTTGAGGTCACGAGCTTTCCCAAGATCAAGACTGTACCGGTAGCACAACGCATTTATGCGTTTGGCCTAAACCGGAACAAGCTGGAGAAGGCGATTCAAGTGACTGGCGTACCTGCTACAATTGTGCACGACATTGAGGAAGCCACGATGATCTTCACACTGAAGAGCTATTATCGTCAGGGCTCGACTCGGCTTCGCGGGGCTCGTCAAAAGAACATTCCGGTGCACGCGTTGCGTTCGCCAAGTGTGAATCAAATTGAGCAGTCGCTGCGTAAGATCTTTCAGATAGAGTACTAGGGAGAATTGCTATGTATGTAAACAAGGTAGCGGAATCAGTTGAACTGTTTGAACGGGTGCAGCATGCGGTCCAGAATCCGCGTTCGACGACGATTGTGATGTCGAAGCCGGTGCACATGTCTACCTTGGTGTACCCACTGTACAACTATGCAACTGTGCACGTGGGTACACTCCTTCAGATTTACATACATAGCATTCGCCGGGCTGAGAAGGTGTATTTTGGTTTGATTAGTTTTGAGGATGTGGACTTACTGCTGTTCAAGGCACTGAAGGTTTACAATCGCACAGAACTTGTGGAGCGTGAAACTCGTTCTACGCTCCACAAATAGCGTAGAGTAAATCTCACGCTCCGCAAATAATAGGAGACTGTAAAATGGCAACACTTAACGCGAACTTACCTTACGTAGACGCTTACATCCGTAAGGAGTACACGGGGCATACGGAGCACCTCAGTGGGTACATCTTTGGGGTAAAGTCGTGGCTTAACCGCCCGATGCACTTCCACTTTCTGTCTTCGATTGGGGCAATTTTCTGGAACATGCCAATTTCCGCGTTTGTGCACGACTTGGAATTTGATAAACTGTCGGACGTCGAGCAGACACGACTGTCGTTGCTGCAGACATGGGATTGCCAGTCAAACCACATCGCCGTGACGGTGTTTGCGTTCTTGCAGAACCGTCGTGTCGATGTGCATTGTCGGGACGACGTTTGGCGAAGTGGCATATACCAGTTCACCATTGACGACTACGACGGCGATCTTAACGAGACGCCTCTCGGGTATGCCAACCACCAGGATAGCAAGTGTTACCAGTTTATTCGCCTGGATGACGGCAACTTTGGCATTCATCCGAATAACTTGTTACGCTGGCACAACCCTGACTTCATCGTACCGTATGATAAGAACAACAAGCCTCGGCTTCACGTCTACAGCGAGGAGATGTCGAGTGAGGACATCGATCGCACCTATGGCAACAGTCCGTATTACTTCTACAGCGCTGATTAGGGATGGAGTGGCGTCAATGAAGGTGACTTACGATCAGCAGAACCTCACAACGCGTCGATTGCTGGCAAGCAAAAGACATCTCTGGATGCGGGTAGGGAAATACAAGATTGTGCTACATGGGTATGGAGCATTGGAACTGTACTGGTGCGTAGAAATTATCAACAAAGACAACGATAAGGATGTCTATCACATCGTTGGCGAACACTCAGATAATTGGCCCACTGGGTGGTCCAAGTTTGTCAGTGTTAGCGATGCGATAAACAATGCTTTATCGGCTATTGTCGAGATAGAGGGAAAGAAGGAGAAGGTATGAGAACGAACGCACGAACAGAATTCCTAACGCACGTTGGCGACCGCATCGTCGTCGCCGCCCGCATAGCGCGAACTTCCTACTTCCAAGACGATTCCGAGCTTGATTCCGAGCTTGATACGGGTGTCTATCTCAAGTTTGGCCTCTACCTCCCCGGTGTCGATGGGCAAACCGAGTACATCGAGTTTCTCGAGAAGCTGAATTTCCTGTACAACAGTGGGTATGGCCTGCAGTACCTGGACGGTGAGATCTGGTACGACGATGGCAGTTGGTCGGACCGCCACGAGTACGACGGCGCTGAGTGGTGGGTGCACCGCGAACGGCCACGCATTCCTGACGAATGTATGAAGGAGCTGTGATGAATAAGGTCACTATGGCCCTCTTATGTGCTGTTCTCCTGTCGCTGGCGTTGCGTTTGCTTTATTATGTATTTGACTGGACGTGGTATTAATGATATGCATAATCTCATTATTGTCGTGCTCTATGGTGTCTTACTGGCGTTTGTAGGACTGATGTGTTACTTCGCACTCGGATGGTCCTGGTTTTAGAAAGGTGACGGAATGACCTACACACTGCATACCGGCGACTGTCGCGACGTGATGGCGACGCTCCCGGCTGAATCCGTCGACGCCATCGTGTGCGACCCTCCGTACGGTCTTTCGTTCATGGGCAAAGGTTGGGACCATGGCGTCCCCGGTGTCGACTTTTGGGTCGAGGCGTTGCGCGTTTTGAAACCGGGCGGGCACCTCATCGCCTTTGGTGGTACTCGGACGTATCATCGATTGGCGGTGGCTATCGAGGATGCAGGCTTCGAGGTGCGCGACTGTCTGATGTGGTTGTACGGCAGCGGGTTCCCAAAGTCGCACAACTTGCACGGGGAATGGCACGGCTGGGGCACTGCGCTGAAGCCTGCGTACGAGCCGGCGATATTGGCGCGCAAGCCACTGCGGAGCACGGTGGCGGACAACGTGGCGCAATGGGGAGTCGGTGGGCTCAACATCGATGCGACAAAGGTTGGCGGCGTTGGCGGCCGCTGGCCAGCCAACGTCATCCTCGACGAGGAGGCAGCGGCGGCGCTGGATGCGCAGAGCGGGGTGACAAGAAGTAGTGCGGGAGGCAAAAGCGGGAGCAATGCAAACCCAATGAGCTGGACTGAGGTGAACACAGACAGACCAAGAAACGGCCACTCGGACTCCGGCGGCGCGTCTCGATTTTTTTACACGGCTAAGGCGTCGCGGTCAGAGCGCGAAGCGGGACTCCACGCCTCAAATGGCGAACGCGCCAACAATCACCCAACCGTAAAACCCATCGCTTTGATGCGCTACATAATCCGACTCGTCGCACCGCGTGGTGCCGTCGTCCTCGACCCGTTCATGGGCTCCGGGTCGACGGGGTGCGCGGCGATGGTCGAGGGTATGCAATTCATCGGCATAGACATTATTCCGGAATACGTCGAAATTGCACAGGGACGCTTGTCCCGGTGGTCGTCAATGTAAGCACGCAAGGGCTTGCATTTTGTTTTGACTTGTAGTACTATACGCATGTGCTGATATACCAGACGGCACGACCTGGGAACCCCCTCACGTTACGGCAGAACACGTGAGGGGGATTTTTTTTCCTCTTGACAGCGACTCGCGAATCGTGTATGCTTCTGTTGGTTGTTAATTACAAACGTATGGAGATGAGCAATGACTGCACCACAAGCACTGACCGACGCCCTTCGAGCCGCCTTTAGCGACTATCGTGAGCTTCAGAGCGAGATCGACGCCCTTTCCGCCTCGCAAGAGGAAGCACGCAATCAGATCAAGACGCTGGTCACCGAGTTCGGCGGCAAAGCGGCAATCACTGGCCTGGCCTCGGCTTCGGTGATTCCGGCCTCAACGACACACAGCTACGACACGAAGGCCATTGACCAGCTGATCATTCAGCTGTTTAGCGACGGCACGTCTGAGGGTGTTAAGCTGGCTCAGCACCTAACCGACGCACGCAAGTCGAGCACACGCAAGGAATCGCTACGGATCACGCTCGATAAGACTGTATAGCTCCTAGAGTATAGCTCCTGGAACTTAATGCTCCCCTGTTTGCTGGCAAGTGCTGGCAAGCAGGGGAGCTTTATTATTATGTTAAGTTGTGAAACCACTTGATCCTTTTTGAAATTTGTCTACTTGACGGGATACAAGGGCGGGTGTGGATGACAAGGTTTGTGTCCACCCGGCCGCCTCGCCTCACATCGCTGGAGCGATGCTCGTCTCGGGTTGGCGGCTTCACCAGCGACATTGGTACTGTGGTTGATATTGGTACGCGCCACAGTGCGTCCGTCAAGTCTTTACCAGGTTCAAGTCTACCGGCGGGAGCTTCCCAGCCTTTTCTCTTTTTGTTATGTTTACTGTGTCAACGTAGCTGTCTTAGAAAGGACACTGACATGGAATGCATCTTCCCCCAGGACTGCAACTGCAGCGATTGCCGCTTCGAGAGGCTCGAGGCCATCTTCGAAGCCACATCGACGTGGCACACCGGCGAGCGCTCGTCGATCGAGATGTACGTGCCGCTGCCCACCGACACCTGGATCACACCAGGCACGATGTTCGGAGACGTTCGCCTCGGATGGACGAGCGTTGGCACGTACGATCCTGGCAGCCCATCGGACCAGGACGAGGACATCCTCCCGTTCTAGTTCTCCCCAGCATCGGTGTCCATGCTCTGGCATGGACACCGAACCACGCATTCACACAGCCACACAATTTTTTTCTTTTTGTTATAGGTATAGTGGTATTGTAGTTGTCTTTAGAAAGGACACACACCATGTTGAACTTGATCTACGCAATCAAGCACCTGATCTTCGGACCATGCAGCGACGTCGAGTGCGAGCGGGCAAAATGCCGCTGGGCACGGCTGGCCCTGAACGGCGTTCGCACATGCCCACAGTGCGAAACGTGCATCCAGGCAGACGAGCAAGTCTGCCCAGTGTGTAACTAGCGCACACACACATCGGTGTCCATGCTCCGGCATGGACACCGAGTCACACAGTCACACAGTCACACAGAAAGGACACACCGTGAAACTCATCATCAAGAACAACGCCTTCGCCAAAGTCGGCCACCCCTGCAAAGACGTCGAGTGCGAAAACGCTCGTTGCAGGCCGCTGATCCGGTTCATAACCGAGCCGTCAGCCGAGTGGCACCACGGCAACCCGTTCCGCTACGAGCGCGCGGCGGTGGAGTGGACGTGTAAGTACTGCGAGACTATCAACGGGTCGTTGCGCAGGCATTGCACCGAATGCAATCAACACAGGCCATTGAATAATTTCTGGGATTAGCAGTTCTCAACACATCGGTGTCCATGCTCCGGCATGGACACCGAGTCACACATTTTCTCTCTTTTTGTTATGTTTAATATGCTAAATTAGCTGTCTTACGAAAGGACAAAACACCATGGCAACAGTCGCAAAGATCCGTCAAGTCTGGTCCGTCAACATCGAGACGTCTCGCATGTTCGAGAACGTCACCGCAATCCTCTACGACGTACGGTTCGCCAACGGCCAGACCCACACCTTCGCACACATGTTGGTCGGTCGTGTGGACGAGCAGAGCGTGGCTGCAGCCGAGCAGTACGTTCGCTTCGAGGCAACCAGGAACTGGGCCACACACGAGTGGTTCCACGCATGCGATGTTGTACGCGACGTTTGGATCTAGAGTCACACAAGCCCTGCATCTCTTCGGAGGTGTAGGGCTTTTTTTATTGGGTTTCACACATCACACAGCGACCTGCTGCGCAGGTCGCATTCAGCGTCCCTCTGTCTAGCTGGTCAGCGATCCCTGCAGTCACGTGCATCCCCTCTGTCTCGGTGTCAGGCATCTCTAAACAATGGTGCATGGTGATGTGCATGATTTTCAGACGTCTTTGGGCGGCTCCTTCGGACCGGGCTGCCATGCTTCGCACCGAGCCGTGCGCGTCTCGGCCCTTCGGGTAGGCATCCCTGCCGCGATGTGCTGCTACGCAGCACGCCTTCGGCCTTCATGCGATAGCCTTGTGCGTCACACAGGGGTGCCCCGCTGCGGCGGAGGTTTCCCAGCCTTTTCTCTTTTTGTTATGTTTGCTGTGTCATCTTAGTTGTTATGAAAGGACAACAGACATGGAATGCATCAACAACCGGTTCCCTTGCGACGACGTCGAGTGCGAAAACCTCGACTGCTTGAACGCACGCATTCACATCTGCACGGATGTCGAATGCGAAGAGCCACAATGTGTGGCCTACCGCGAGGAGCTCAAGCGCCTCGAAGGTGACCCCTGGTTGCGCTAGGTTCCACGCATCGGTGTACATGCTCCGGCATGTACACCGAGTCACACAGTCACACAGTCACACAGAAAGGCAAAGACATGCAGTCACGCAAAGAGTGGGTAAAGGCACAGGCAGTCGCTAAGTGGACGTGTATCCCCGGCACCGTAGAGCTCGAAGACGAGTACTATTACGAAGGTGAACCGAACACCTTCAAGTACGAGTGTCCCGAGTGCGGATGGAAGTTCCGCCACGATGCGTACTGGGGTGCACTGTACGGCGACACGTGCCCCAACTGCAAAGTACCGGGGCACGACTTCTAGAGACACGCATCGGTGTCCATGCTGCGGCATGGACACCGGGCCACACAATCCACACAGCCACACATTTTCTCTTTTTGTTATGTTTACTGTGGTTTCTTTGATTGCTATAGAAAGGCAACAAACCATGAATGCACGCAACCTCGAAATCTCCCGCAACAACTGCAAGTTCGAGTTGGTTCAAGCCGACCTGAACTTGGTCCGGGCAAAGGCCGTCCTGGCTGCGGCCAACAAAGAGGGCTTGACCTACATGGTCGAGGCTGCCACAATCGACCTCCACTGCGCCCAGGAACGCGTGGAAGTCGCCCTGGCCGCAAAGGTTCGGGCAAACGCCGAGCTTCGGTTTGCCCGGGAATGTGACCGAGCTGCGGCCGTCGCTAGATTCAACGCTATCCCTGCCCGCCTAGAACGTTGGATAAACAACCTCTAGGTCTCCCCAGCCCCGCATCTCTTCGGAGGTGTGGGGCTTTTTTTATTGGGTTTCGCACATTCCCCGATCGACTGCGGTCGCTCGGGGAAGCCACGCACCAAGGCGCCGTGGGCAGGAAACTAGATAGACATTGGTGCCCTACGGCGCCTTGGACTGCGGCGGCTCGCACGTTGGGAAAACGCAGTTGGTGCTCGCCGCCCACGCCACACAGTCACACAGTCACACTCGCCTGCGGGCGGGCCACACAGTCACGCATTCACCGATCCACTGCGGTGTCTCGGTGAAGTCACACAGGCCTCACACGCCTGCGGGCGAGTCGCACAGTCACACATTCCCCGATCCACTGCGGTGTCTCGGGGGGTTTTTCACACATCGGTGTGTTGCCTAGAATGCACGGCAATGTGGCGCCGCTTCGCGTCGTGCTGCGGCACCCTTCGGGCCACATTGCTATTCGTGCATTCTTTAACGGCAACATACACCGTGCTCGTGGCGCCGCTCCGCGTCGTGCTTCGCACCCCTGTTTCTGCGGAAACAGGGGCCACTCGAGAGAAGGGTTCTCGGCAACCTGGCCGCTGGCGCGGTGCTTCGCATCCCTGCTGCTGCGGCAGCAGGGACCAGGTTGCTGGAGCAGGCCACACACGGGAGCACGATGTCCCCGTTTCCAACCCAAAGTCCTAGAAAATTCAAAATTACCATATATATAGCAAAGGCCTTTTCTGGGCGCTCTTTAAAATTGATTCAGCAGGTATACTAGATACACCGCACACACACATACATAACCCTGATCTTTGCAACTTACCTTTTCTGGGCGCTCTTTAAATACTATTTGCATACACACACACCTCCTACCTTAATCTCTTTCTGGGCGCTCTTTAAATACTGTTCAGCTTACCATGTGCACTATACCCTTACTTACATACGCTGTACGTAGACTTACTACGGGTACTGGTATACGTATGCCTACTAGCCTATGCACAGGTGTAGGTGTGTCTATGCGTGTGTGTGTACTGGTGTGTGTGTGCAGGGGCAGCAGTGCAGAGGGAAGAAGGACAGTGTACGCGGTAGCAGCAGCGGCAAGGGGGAAGAGAGCAGGAGCAGTGCAGGGGCGGTGGTGAGAGAGCGTGCGCGCAAAGGCGGTGGTGGTGAGCGATCACGGTGCAGGAGCAGGGTCGGCGCTCCTCGCTTCGCGAGCTGTGCTGACGCACAGTGTGTGCTCGCTTCGCTGCGCGCACAGCGCCTAACGAGCCTCTCCAGCGACACTGGTACTATGGTGTGTATTGGTACGCCCCCGATCCGAGTCCGGCGCTTCTCGCTTCGCGAGCTGTGCTGACGCACAGTGTGTGCTCGCTTCGCTGTGCACACAGCGCCTACCGAGCCCGGCCACTGAAGCCCGGTGGAGTTGATGTAATCCAGGAGTTTCCCGACTTTTCTCTTCTTGTTATGTTTAAGGTGTTCTTTTAGTTAAAGGGTGCGATAATGACCAACTACAATCAAAAACCCATCTCGGCCTGGAAGATGGCCGACCTCATCGCCCACGAGTACGACTCGTGGGTATCTGGAGCCAAGAAGGCTCCAGAAGCTCCCAAGCGGGAGCTTACTCCGGCACAATGCCGGAAAGAGGTAAAGCGGCTGCTCAACAAGAAGTAGCCGTTTTTCTCTCTCTGTTATGTATAATGTGGTTTCTTACGAAAGGAAAAACACCATGACAAACCCAACTTGGACTTGCATCACCGGAGAGGTCGGCGACCTCACGGCAGACGACCAATGGTACTGGGACCCCGGCGAGGACGACCGCGAGGACACGTCCAAGCACGAATGCCCCGAGTGCGGATGGAAGTTCCGCGGCGACGTGCTGTGGGGGTGCACGTTCACCGACAACGGCGACATGTGCCCAAACTGCCTCAGCGTCGTCACCGACGACGACGCTGACGACTGCGCGGGTTGCTTCAGTCCTCGAGACTAGGAGCCACGCACCAGTGTACGTGCTTCGGCATGTACACTGGGCCAAACAATCACAGCCTTTTTTCTTTTTGTTATAAATATAGTGGATTTGTTTCTTATTTTAAGGAGACTAGACATGTTGGTCAACACAAACACACAGCTGGTTCGTAAGGCCTACGCCATCGCTTTCCGCGAAGAGCGTATCGCCAAGTACAAGCTCGTGCACGCAACCAAAATTCTCCAGGCAGCCGAAGACACCGACAACACGATGTTGATTGCGTTGGCACGGTACGACTTCGAACAGGCCACCATCGAGTGGAACTCGGCCATGGACCGGGCATTCGCACTCGCCCAAGACCTGCGGTTTGCGACAATCGCAAGCCGCTCAGAAATCTGGTGCCGAATCAACGTATGGGGAGAACGGGCTGCCCTGTGGATTGACACCCTGGGCATGTAGTTCTCTATCCCTCGTATCTACTGCAATAGTAGATACGGGGGATTTTTTCTTTTTGTTATGGATTTAGTGGATTAGCTTTTTACTTATAGGAGACTATCATGTATTTCCCAGAAGACTACCACTTGTGCACAGACAGGGAGTGTGAAGAGCCACAGTGCGTGCAGTACTGTGCCGACATCGACAGCCAGAGCGACTACCTAGAGTCCATCTTCGTCGACACGACCGGCTGGGTCGGCGTCGACACCTGGGACCCGTCGGCACCACGCGAATTTCAGACCCTAGAGGACGGTACCGTACTACCGTTCTAGTCCTCTCCACAACCCTGCATCGCTCTGGCGATGCAGGGAGGTTTTCTCTTCTTGTTATAAGTATAGTGGATTTGAATTTTATTTTAAGGAGTCTATCATGAAAGACGTGAACCGCATCACCATCACCGGAAACCTCGGCGCAGAAGTCGACGCTCGGTACACTGCAGCCGGTCGCATTGTCAGCAACTTCTCAGTTGCTGTCAATCAGTCCTACAAGAACACCGACGGCGAAACCATCAAGTCCGTGGAATGGTTCCGCGTGGTGGCCTGGGACAAGCTCGGCGAGATTTGCAACGAGTACCTTGTAACAGGTACTCGAGTGTACATCGAGGGTCGATTGCAGCAGCGTCGCTACACTGCCAAAGATGGCAGCGAGAAACTCGCTGTGGAAATCGTAGCCGCTGAGATGACAATTCTCAGCGCCCCGCCCGAACAACCACAACCTGCGCCTGCGCCTACCGAAAAACCAACCCTCAAAGGTACAATGGTACCTAAAAAGCGGTCAATAGTCTCGGACGAGCAAGCCGACGTCTAAATCAAACCCCTACACAGCACTTCGCTGTGTAGGGGTTTTTTTATTGAGTTTCGCACATCCCGCTCGCTTCGCTCGCGGGTTAATTCGGTGTTTGGCGATCCACTTCGTTCCTCGCCAAAACCGTGTATTCCCCGATCCACTTCGTGTCTCGGGGTATCACACATTCCCCGATCGACTGCGGTCGCTCGGGGAAGTCAGAGCGGTGCCGCTGGGTAACAAATGCGCTCCGACTTCGTCGGTGCAGGCGCATTTGTTTTGCCAGCGGACCTGTTTAGCTCGCGCCCTGGCCGCGCAGACTCGCTAGCGCTCGCTGCTGCCAGGGTACATACCTCGCTTCGCGAGGCGCTCGCGTTGGCCGGCGCTTCTCGCTACGCTCGCCGTGCTAACGCACGGTGTGTGCTCGCTACGCTCCGCGCACAGCGCCTACAGCGGCCACGATGAAATCAGGAGCAGCTCGAAACCCAGGCAGCCCCAGCCCCAAACCGAGGCGGCTCGCTGCGGCTCGCTGAGCCAGCCAGCCCAAGAACTGCGCTTGCCCCCGTTTCCAACCCTTTCTGGGCGCTCTTTAGAAATTAGTCTCTCTACATTCTACCGTTTCCAACCCTTTCTGGGCGCTCTTTAAAAATTAGTCTCTCTGTATTACTCCGTTTCCAACCCTTTCTGGGCGCTCTTTAAAAATTTATTGCTTTTTTCTTTTTGTTATATATAATGTGGATTATGTATTTTATAAGGGGGTGTACTATGGAAAGTGTCTTCACGATCGAATTGTTCCACACGGGTCTGTCTGCACTGCAGGCCAACGTCATCCGCGCACGGTACAGCGAACGAGACCTGCAAGCCCAAAGTCGCACGACCACGCCCATAACCGTGACGCACCAAAACGTCGTTTTTGGAGTCCGTGCCGAAAACCCAGAAGACGCAAGAATTCTGGGCTCCCGGATGTGGAACAAACTCGCTCTAGACGCCCGTCGCTGTGGCCGTGGAGATTGGCCATTCAAGGGAGTCTCTATCAAATCACATGCAGAGGTTTTACTCCAGGAAGAGTGGTTCGAGTAAATACACGCCGGGGCTTTTTTCTTTCTGTTATAGTTGTTGTGGTTTAAGTTTCACATTTAGGAGAGGCTATGAAAGCAACACTTCGCGACGTTTTGTCCAGGGTCAATGTCGGTACCATGTACGGTACACTGGAGGTCGAGCTCGGCTCTGACTCGGCCCCAGAACACGAAATCGGAACTGCTGCTGTCCAAGAAGCAATACGCTTTTTGAAGACATCCACTTCCGGACACGAAGACGTAACTGAATTCGAGATTCAGTACGAAAACGGAACCACCTACGTATTCTATCTTGACGCTGACTACTAAGGAGCACACAATGCGTAAGCACAGATTTGCAGTACCCTACCGCATCGATGCCAAGGGTACAATCACAACCGGGACCGTGAACGTAAGCACAACAGACAACACGCGCTGGGATGTAGTATTCGCCGCAGCTCAGGCAATTATGCTTGAGTACGACTTTGTACTGCCTACGCAAATCAACAGCTGGGTACTGAACTACATGCGTGACGGTAGTTACGTATACTGTGTCACACCGAATCTGACATGCACTCTCGATATCCAAGTGCATAGTGTTCGGCCATTAAAAAGCACAGACATCCAAATCTGCCTCGGCAAATACATCATCACACCAGAAGGGACTTACCTATGAGCAAGTACGACATCTACGTTATCGCCGACAGTGTAAACTGCTCGGCGATACAAAACACAAAACATGAATGGTACATCTTCGAAGACTTGGGTATGGACCTACCAGTATTCACCGGGACTGCATATGCAACACTGATGTACTTGCGTGGCCGATTGGCACAAAAGCAGTATCAGTACCCAGTGCCAAAAGAACATCTGAAGACCATACTCAGACCACTGCTAGATTCTATCGAAGACCACCAGATTGGTAGCTACGTCGCAACCGAAATTCTCGGACTTGGATTTGACGTAGCTATCGATGACTGGGACTCTTTTTCCGGATCCGTGCACGTATTAGTAACGAAGGGAGAAGAACTCGGCCTAACGAAAGACCAACAGGTACTTATCGACCAACTCGACAACTGGCACACATTGTTTATTCACGACAAAGAGGATGCACCAAATGCGGACTAACAAAGCAAACGTAATCAAAGGTATCGCACGCCGTCTCAAACTCAAAGTAGAATGGGACACATACGCAAAGCTGTGGGACATCCGATTCTCTGACAAAGACGGATGGGTACAGGCCACCACAGGAGAAGCATACATCGCAATGGTTACGCTCGAGTACGACTACGGTGCTCGTGGATACCGGTGTGAAGTCTGCCACCAAGTATATGCAGATTCACAACAATACATGACAGGCTCAGGTATGCGCGTACTCTGTATCGGATGCAAACACAACTACGTAGAAAGAATCTAACATGTTCTCAAAAGCAGTAATGTTCCCAGCCATCGCCGTCTCCCTGTCAGTGACAGTGGAGGCGGCAGGGTATCTCTACGACGTCTTCACTGGAACAGAACCATTCTCACTCAGATTGCTAGAAGACAACGACTTCAACATGGTGCCTGCTATTCACGTCTGGGTATACAAATGGGCAAGCAGTCACAACAAAAATACAAACGAAAGCTTAGCCTTTCTGCGTAAAGAAGTATTCCGCATTCAAATGCGTAAGACTGCTGTGTCAAACGACTACGTAATGACAAATCAAGCCAATGAGTATTTTGCCTGCTTCGTAAACTTCGACCCAGACAATCTAAATGAATTTGGATTGTTTACAACCGTAACTCCAGAAGAAATAGAAGACTTTACGTATTCTGACTTAGAAGAGTTAGGGCCTTTCGCTACAGTATAGTTACTAACCCGCAGGTATTCTCCAAAAATACCTGCGGGCCTTTTTTCTTCTTGTTATAGTTTAAGTGGGTTTGTTACAATAAGGAGTTTGCAATGACTGCAGTACAGACAGACAAGATGTGGGCACCGTTGGTCGAGGCCTTGGTAGAGGCATTGGAAAACCACGAAATCACCGGAGAATGGAAACAACCATGGACTTCCATGCAGCACACAAATGCTGCGACATTACGTCCTTACCAGTCCATGAACGCACTCGCATTGTCAGTAGCGTGCTGGAAAAAGCCGCGCACGCACGCAATCTGGGCCACGTACAAACAGTGGCAATCACTTGACCTCCAAGTCAAGAAAGGTGCAACAGGCACCGCGCTTTGGACTCCTCCGCGATTCATCAACAAAGACGCTGACGATGGCAGCAAAATTAAAATGCGTATACACGCAGGCATCTTCTACGTATTTAACGCAGATGATGTAGAAGGTTTTGTGCCACCACAAGAAGAAATTTCCGAGACACAGCGTCTTGTCGATGCAGAATTCTTTCTGCACAAGCAAAGTCCAAATGTCGTATTCGGCGACCCGACACGAGCATTTTACGCGCCTAACCAGGATTTTATCAACATGCCCGAGTTTGTAAATTTCAAGTCGCCAGAAGCGTACTACGCCACCCTAGCACACGAATTGGTCCACTGGACCGGCCACAAGTCTCGACTTGACCGACTCAGTAAAGACCGCGGCGTTGAATACGCAATTGAAGAATTGGTTGCCGAATTCGGATCAGCCATGATTTGTAGCCACCTGGGTATAGCATCCGAAACTCGCGAAGACCACCAGCAATATCTCGGCCTTTGGTACAACCGTATCAAATCAGAACCAGATATTGTACGCAAATGTGTGTTAAAAGCCTCACAGGCATTTAACTATATCAACAGCAGCAGTAATGCAGAGGAGACGGCATGAGCAACGCACGCTACATCAGATTCGAGCTAGCACACATCGAAATGAAAGCGGCCATGGAGAAAATGGAAAAGTACCTTGATGGCGAGGAAATCAGCCCATCAGAATTTCTGTACCTGCGGCAGCTGTACTCAAAGTGCCAAGAGTTTACTCGGACACTCGATGATGCAGTCAACAGCGGCGACCTAAATGACGACTTCACCTGGTAAACGTAGTAACAGCGGGGGTAGAATTCTCTGCCCCCGCACACAAGGAGTAATTATGCACAACCACGATGCACCGACAATCGAAATCATCAACGCCGCAAAAGACACAATAAACGAGGAACTCTACGAAAGACTCGAAGGTATCGGCACAGCAGTAATGGACAAACTCAAATCCAAACATCCATCGCTTGTAGAAAACTTCGATGACCGCGTCATTGAGAAGTATCTCAACAACGTACTGAATGGATACTACGACCCATTTGAAGCTCTGTATGACGAAACCGAGCTGGAACTGGCCATCGAAGAAGCTGACCCGTATCTCAACGAGCGCACGTGCGACAACTGCACAGGCGCGTATGCAACCATTCGCTGGTCAGATGGAGAAGTCCAGAAGGTTTTCTTTTCTTTTATGCAGGTTAGAGAAGATGGTGATGATGAAGCCGTCTTCTATTATATGGAGGATAGAAATGACCTATACGTAGGCTACAGTAACGGAGAATGGACTATCGTAGAATAGGTACCCAATGTCAAACGCTCTAGAGTTTTTCAGGTTCTTTCTTGCTAAACCTAACACACAATTGTCTATACAACAGCGGTTCGCATCGCTGTATGTCTGTAGACTCTATGTTCAGGAAGGAGGTGAGATATTTTCAAGGCCGGACCTAAAAAACCACAGACAAGTTCTAGAACGTTGGCGCAATAAACAGCGCGTGTGGGTACACCCAGAAGCAGACGCTATCGTGTACTTCCACGCGCTCGACTTAGCCAAGCATCTACGACTGAGCTACACATTGGCCGAACGACTCGACCCTGACAATCGCATGCCTTAGGAGCAAGTGCACAATGCAAAAGCATCTATTACCAATCAATCTCATCGAGAATACCCAAAACGGTAAACTCAAAGGCGACTCCGTAAACTACAACTTCTTGACCACGTATCAAGAAGTCGGTCCAACCTGCCCAACAACATGTTGGTTTCATCCGGAATCTGTGCACTTCACAGAACGCAAAGAAATCGGACTCAACGCGTGCTATACGCTCAAAGGTCAGATGGCCAGACACGTATCCAAAGCTAAGTTCGCAAATGCAGTGTGGGACGGCAACGAGCTCAACATCCTGCGTCAAGACCTCGGCTTCAAGTTCCTTATGCACGCCTCAGGTCGCAAAGCTATCGACGGTATTCGCTGGAGTACCGGCGGCGATATTCTCCACCCCGACACTGGGGAGGTATGGAAAGAATTTGTTGACCTTATCATAGACGCAAACGACAAAGCACTCGAGCTCGGTATCCCCACCATCGGCTTCACAGCCACATGGCGTATGCCTGAAGCTCAGCGTCTCCGTGGCCACTTCCACGCATCGTGCCAATCAGAAGCCGATGTGCTCGAGGCTGTAGCAATGGGATGGACGGTAGCATACGCGGTGCCCAAAAGCAAAGTAGAAGAAGCGCTGGCATTCTTCAAACTTCACGGCATTGACGGCTGCTGGTGCCCCGAGCAAGCAGGCAAGACAGACTCGTGTGCCAATTGCGGCATCTGTGCACGCTACAACGCCTATGTCCACAAACAACATCCACTAGAGCCTCACTACATGCGGTATCGCCGCAAAGACCGCAGTATCAACGTACCACGCTCTATCGTACTCGTCAGCCACTAAATATTAGTAATCGCGGGGTAGTTAATCGCTGCCCCGCAAGAAAGACACAGCAATGCCAATCAGCCAAGACATTCGTGACATCCGTCTTAAGTACGACTGCGTAGTGTTCGACTGGACTATCACAGACGTGGCCAACCAACTTCGCCGCTTGCACCCAGAGCTCAGTATCGAAGAAGCGTTCGAGCGCGCATTGCCATTCTGGAACGACAAGCTCAAAACAGCAATCGTAGCATCCGTAATCGTCGCAGGTATCGAAGCAATCACAACATACATAGAAGAAAGAGACTACACCAATGGGTAATCGCACAGCAATCGGATTCCGTCGCCTTCATTCAGACCTCAACACTGTGTATTTGTACATCCACTGGGATGACTACGCAGGTATCAAACCAGAATTCTCGCCCCTTGTATCCCATATTGTCAACCACACTCGGCCACGCTGGGATGACTACGTCTACGCTACCCGTATGGCCATCTCGCATGTCATCGGAAATGAATACAACAGCCAATTCGGTTATGGAGTTACGGCAAATCACTATCCAGACATCGACTACCCATCAATCGCAATCATCAGCTTCCACGACAGATGCATTACCCGAGTAGAGGCCAACCCGACACAAGAAACTCCCGAGGTAGTACTGTGGAGAATCAACTTCATGCACGTACAGTACAACTATGTAACAGAGTAAAAAAAAAGCTAGCAGCAATCCAGGCCAGGCATGCATTCGTGCGTGCCTGGCCTTTTTTTTTGTGTCGACGATGTCGGCCGCGCTGCGGCGCGGCAGAGTTTCCACGCAGCCAGGCAGGACCCGTGCCTCCTTTCTTGGGCGCTTCTTTCTTTTAAATCAGTTTTCCCAGCCTCTCCCCACATTTGCACCTTTTCTTGGGCGCTTCTTTTTTGGAAATCAGCTTTTTCCCCTCATCTCAGCCAAGCTGCGGATCCGCCGAGGGTGTATGAGGGAGTCGGTCGTCCTGTTTCCGCAAAACAATGGCCACTCGAGGGTGTATGAGGGAGTCTGTCGGACTATTTTCGGCCAGCACGCCAAGTTTCCCCGCGATTCGTGCCACTTTTGACGCGTTCTGCTGCCATTTGCTGACGTTTCGGCCACTTATGGGACGTTATGTCAAGTTAACATTGTGATTTTTCTCCCAAAACAAAAGTTTAATAGCACATTTTTGCCCGAAATCATCGGCCACGGGCGTATTCTGCTGCCAAATAATGAATGTCTGGGTGTTCTGTCATACATCAGCTCATTAAGCGTCCCACTTTATTCCTCTGCCATATAAAAGTGACTGGGTAGTCATCATACTAGATAACCCCCAGCCACTATGAATCCCATCCCCACTGCCTGCCGTTTCTTGGGCGCTTCTTTAAATGAATTTAGCTTTTCACACGTCCTCTTTTCTTGGGCGCTTCTTTTATTTAATTCAGCTTTGAGCTCTTTACCCAAATGTCCATGATCCGTACCTTTTCGTATGGACTGTCCTGTTCTACTTCTATTCTCGCCTCTAAATCTTTTTTACGCAAAGAAAGTACATATCGTAACGTATACCAGTATGTTGGCTGTTCCTTTGAGATACTAATGTCACAACAATCAGCCATTGCAAGTAATTGTTTTACTTGTGTTGCTTTTCCTAATTCCGACAACCATAAAGATGCGGCATCTGTCTTCTTCTTCATACTTAATTCAGATATCTCTTGTGCAGTGCTGATCACGCTGCTTGCGTACTCCTCTTCTGTCCAGAGTTCTTTTTGTATGTATTCTTCCATCTTGTACTTCCTTATAATCAGTTCCCGGGGGGACTTATTCCTGAGTCTGCATACGAGTAGCATGGGCGGCCAGTTTATCTGCATACCCCTTGCCTGGTACTGCCCACGTTCCTTCAAGGCCGGCAAGAGTAGGCGCACATCCAACAACTTTCGGTGGCAGCGGTCGTCGAGCTGTGTGTTCCTTCAAGAACTCTTTTTGTTCGTGTGTTCTCTCTGGTTCTTTTGTAGCGTATCCAAGTAACCGCGAAATATGTCCGGGGACACTTCCTCGATCCCATGTATCAAAACGCAATCCCTTTTTCCATATGCGAGCCTCGTCGTCATAAGACCATTCCCAGTATGACGCATCCTTTGGTAGGCTCTTTGCTGTTTGCCCTGTTACTCCAATACCAGCGGGGTTTCTTCTTGGACGTTTACTCCAGAAGCTGCTCAAGAAACCAGTCTCGTGAATCATCTGTGCAATTGCTATGCATGGATCTACTCCAATTAACTCGCCTACAGTAAAGTAAGCGGGGATAATTACGTTCTCCAAATCGTGGCGTGTGTAGTTTGACGACACAGGCATACGCTTGAACACATACTCGGTTGCCTGTTTTTGCGTGCACCGTGCAGGTGCCATAACCTTTGAATCTCTCGTTACTGGCTCACTCATTACTCTCTCCCTCTGTGTAATAAAGATCAGGACCCATTAATACCCACCGGCCAGGCTTACCGTCGTCTTGATTCGCTTGGTTAACTATCTCAACGACGGCATCCACCATGTAGTCAAGCATCACGTCTGTGAAGTCGTCATCACTAATGCCAAGAACCATGCCACTTGAAATATGCGGGCTAAGTTCTTTGAGCATTGCTCTCCGCCAATCACTTGCGTTTAGCTCGCTTCCTTGTACCTTTAGCTTCATCTACCTTATCTTCCTTCTCAACAACAGGAAGAACTGACTTCTTCTCGGCAGCTTCTTGATATTCTTTTTCAAAATCAACAGCGTTAAGCTCTAAATCAATCAATTCTTCCTCCGACATAATCAAATCCTCAATGTTCTCTTCATTAACCTCAGCAGGCTGCAGCTTAATGTTGTTGTATCGCACAAGCTCTGCAAGCAATGCTTTCGGATCACTGTCTGTGTAGATCATGTGATACTGCACGTAATTATAAGTTAAGCGAAGTGTAGAGGTAATATCATACAGTACTGAATCAAGTTCCTCTAGATCTTTTTTATTATAACTCAAATTTAGCAAGTTAGCTCGCAATCGTTCTGTGATAACGTCGACAGCTGCTTTTAAAATTTTAATCTGATCTAACTCGCTGCCCATTGACTCAGTCGTCATGACTTTTCTCCTAAATACGACCACGATTTGTTGTTAAGTCTGCTCGGCTTCTCTGGTGAAATGTACGCACACAACGGAAAGAACGCCTGATAAAACTCTTCGTCAGTATGAGGTAACGGCGAAACCGTAGTCTCGTCATCCCCCTCTTCCTCATCTATCTCCTTACCGTCCTCGTCGTACAGCGGCGAGTCTCCAAGGAGATTACCAATAATGTTACCAACGTATTCGTAGTCATCTGGAACCTTTTCTCCCTCGGTAACAATAATAACTGTCCGAGGAACACTAGTTGCAAAATCGTCGTTACCTTCAATCATTAACCAAACAAAGTTCTCGTACTGCTGCACTCTTACTTTACCAGCCGGCGGAATTGAAATCTCAACCTCACGTGGCATAGTCTTCTGAGCAAGATTCATTAAAGGCTTAATTCTAAACTGTTTCATAGTTCCCCTACTTACTTACTTAGTCTTGCGGATAAAAGAAGTTAGATCGTTAATCCAGTTCTGAATGTCAATCATCTTAGACGAACCTTCGTTCATGCCAGAACGGATTAAGTAGAAAATGTCCCAAATTTTTGTCCACACAATATCCTCAATTTGTGTCTTTGTAAGACCACCAGCTGCAGCAGGTTTTTTCTCCAGCTCTGCAATGCGTTTTTCCAAAGCCACTATTTTTGCCATTGCCTGACTCGATTGTGCGTAACCCCCTTCAGCCCTTTTAGTGGCCGTCTCAATCATTTTGTTCACCAACGCTAACTGAGCTTCGTTAATGTTGACTACCGTGTTCGATACAGTTCCATCTTCAGGAATAAACCCGGGGATTTCCTCAAGCACAATTTTTTTCGACCCCGCCTGATTGTGCACAAAGAAAAGCTTACCCCAGAGAATAGCAAGACCGCCGTGATCTCCCGGGTAAAACAAGACTTCTTGCCTTGTTTTCATTCCTTTTGCAATACGCCATACTCTAATACCAAAAGGCGAACCCGGTGTGGTTGCACCCATAGACGTGATATACAAAGCACCCGACTTGTCTGTAATAGTGTCGGTTTTTGTCGCTGTGTATGTAATTAAACCTGTGTCAATTTTTGCCATGCTCGACTCCTTACTTGTTTAATAAATTTTCAATACGTTTCCCAATCCACGTAATTACGGGAACTGGCCATGAGTTACCCAATGCCCTAAATCTTAAGTAGTCTGGGCATTTTTCAGCTGGCTTGCCGTTATAAGGTATCTTAGTGTAGTTGTCAGGAAAACCTTGTAAACGTTCATACTCTGTCGCGCTTAAGTTTCGCACAAGAGAGTCGCTAACAGCAATAATTTGAGACTGATCAGTAGACAAAGTGAACGTCTTATTTTCACTCGTAAGGAATCCACTTCCGCCGCCAAACTTCTCGCTAAGCCGCTCTCCTCCCTTTTCCCCCGTGTACCGTCCCTTTCCTCTAAACTTATAAGCTATCGCTACAGCATCTCGTCCGGATACATCTTCTTCATTGCCTCGTAAAGGTAAACCGGCACTTGTTTTTGAATCTTCGCCGCTCTCCGTACGTAACCCTGCGCTGCTTTTAAACTCAAATAATACTTGCCCAATGTCGATGTCTTCTCGAGCACTTGCGACAACAAACAAACGTCTACGTCGTTGGGCAAGTCCGAAATGTTGAGCGTCCAGTACTCTCCAGACAACTGTTCTTTTCGGCCCAACAACCAAACCCGCGTCTGCCCACCTTCTGTTTGATAACGTGATAGGTTCTTGCTCTCCGGCAAGCTCTCCAACAAAACAACCGAAGGCATTGTCTGGCGTGTTGAGAACTCCTGGCACGTTTTCCCAAAAAACAATTGCGGGTTGCTGTCCGTTTGATTCTCTAATTTCGTCAATTGCATCGGCTACCTCGCAAAATTTTAAAGTTAAGTTAGCTCTCGAATCTGTCAGAGATTCTCGATTACCTACAGTACTGAATGCCTGGCAAGGAGTTCCGCCGCAAAGTATATCCGGGGATTCAGCTACTTTAGATTTTATCAAATCTTCTAGGCCGAGCATGTCCCCGTAGTTTACTACGTCAGGGTAGTGATGCTTAAGCACAGCACTAGGGAATTGATCTATTTCACAGTACCATTGTGGCGCCCATCCGAGCATGCCCCATGCAACTGTTGCTGCTTCGATGCCTGAACAAACTGATCCGTAAGTTAGCACGTGCTGCTCCTTAGTAAGATACCGTAAAACGGCTGGTGCCAAAGACGGGAGTCGAACCCGTACGAGGTTGCCCTCAACGGTTTTTAAGACCGTAGCGTCTGCCATTCCGCCACTCTGGCTTGGTGGGCCAAGCAGGATTCGAACCTGCAACCAAATCGTTATGAGCGATCTGCTCTGACCTTTGAGCTATTGGCCCAGATAAATACCAGCGGAACTCTATTACCCCGCTGATATCTATTATACACTAATTCAATCCCAACGGTCCCAAGGCGTGCGAAGATAATTGTAATACCCTATGTAGTCATCCAGTTTTAAAAGACCCCCATATATGTAGGCTTGTTCGGCCATGATTCCGTCCGCCACGTAATCATGCGTATATCGCAAATACTTCATTACCTTACCGCGAACCATGTAACAAGAAGTATCGACGTTGCCGACACACGGATACGCGGTGGGCTCAAGTCGTACACTGTTGTTTCTCCATACTTGCCCCCACGTAATCATATTCAAGTGGCCGTAATTTAAGTCCTTGACCGTATCATACCATCGAGGATGAATAATATTGTCGTCATCTAAGATGTAAATCCAGTCTTCATCGTTAAATTCAATTGAGTCAAGTGCGTAATTCCGATTAGGATTACCAGCAAAACCTGTGTACGGAGAGTGCAACACAGTAGCGTTTTCAACTTCTGGCTTGTCCTGCACAGACTGGTCGTATACAACTACCCAACGGCACTCTTTTGGAATAGACGCGCTGATTTCTGCTAAGTTTTCCGGGCGAGTGCAGGGTGTAATAATGTAGATCATAAATTTTTCCTTCTTACTCAGCTAAATTTTTCATAAACTCTGAATTACATCTGTTAATTTGGTGCAAAATAACGTACAGCTCTCCAAAGTCATTTAGTATTTTATTATCTTGAACGTTTAGATCGTCAAAAGAAACACTATCCAATGTCAGTATCTGAGAACTTTTGTATGGTAGGATTTTTGTAGAACCTGCGTGTGTGTGGTTATAAATGTAAATATTGTACAAGCCTTGGTCCGGAACGTTTCTAAAACCTGGCTTATTCTCCCGCGCGTCGGCGTAGAATTTTAAGTACTCCATGATACCGGCATACTTACCTAGAGTCGTACCTGCACACACTACTGGCTGATTTTCAAAATTCTCAATGTTGTAATCAGCCGCGGCAGACGCCTGTTCAATCCAATGCCTGTTTAAATTTGAACTACTATTGTTTTTGTCCGAGAGTATGTTTCGTTCCGCAGCACAGTACAGCTGCTCTTTAAACTCTATAGAAAACGGATCACCCTGGAAAACAACGTCGTCTAGATCACTAAACATTATCTTATCGACGTCTTCAGCAGGCCATTTAGACAATATGTCGTAGTAAATTTCAAAACGATTTAACATCAACTCGTATTTAAAGACAAAGTCACTGTAAATTTGAAAGTTGTATTCAGCGCACAGATCCTCCAGCTCCTTAAATATTTTACCCCTCTCGCACAATATAATTACTTTGCAATCCTGATTGTACTTTCTTAAGCTCTTTGCAAAATAGTATATCCCACCCTTGTCAGTTTTTAAACTGTTGTACCCACTATAAACACCAAAGATGACGTTCATGCTGCTACCTCCTTTTACATTTTTAAATATGCCAAGATTTTATTTTTCCACCGAGTAGTGGTTGGTACCGGCGGAGGGAATCGAACCCCCGACAACCTGCTTAGAAGGCAGATGCTCTATCCGCTGAGCTACGCCGGCATAGTAATAGTACCAACGACTTTCATCGTTGGTACTATTATACATTATCTATTCGGGAGTTTCAGTTGTTTCTTCAGCCTTCTTGTCAGCTATCAATTCTTCTAGCGTTTCAATCGGACTCAGAGCGTACACCATATTAAAAACGCCTGCTTCGCAATCAGGGCAGAAAGATACAGGAAGGATACCAATCCATCCCATAACACCCCATTCTTCCTCGTCGTAGGAAGTACCGCAAATCGAACAGCCTTTACCCATAGGGTGCAATGGATCTTTTTCCGGATTGTACTCCGGGTTGTTTGTAATATTCTCAGTCATGTTACTTACCCCACTTTCCTCGTCGTAAAATAATCATAATAATTGCGTAGCTAGCCAGGTCCATGAGAGTATCGTCAACCGATTCGTTCTTTGGTTCCTTCGGCTGCGACCACTTACCAGTACCAATATCCCACCCCATCAGATTCATAAGGCGAGCTGTCTTATCCCACAGGCGAACAGCTACTCCTTGCTCGCCAGCTCCTTTAATGTTCCATGACGAGTAGTCGGCTGTCTTCTTCTTGTGCATCTCGAGTAAGCTATCTAAGATGGCTTGAAACTCCTTGGTCTGCTCCGGAATAAGGTGCTCGTTCTTGGGCATATAGCCGGTAGACTTAAGAAGCGGAACGAAGTCCTCGCTGCTAAACTTGTCACTAAGGCCGTTCTGTGCTTTTTCAAAGGCCTTACGAGCCTCATAAACTTTACTCAACAAATCAGGATCATACATCTTTATTCTCCAATAATGAAATTTCGCGAAGAGCTTGAAAGTTGTCCTGGATTAGTCCCCAAGCTTGCTGAGCAATTACTCGGTGCTCTTCTTGAGTGTCCAGCTTACAACGGACAGCACAGTAATGTATCCAAGAACGCAGTGTCCCGTTAACGTACATTCTTGAGTTAACCAGACCCTCAGGAATTATGCTGCGGGCGACTTCTTTAGCGACGCCGTTCTGAATTGCCCAGTTGTAAGTGCGGGCTACTTCGACCTGAAGAGCCAGCTGCTTAGCTTCCCAAGCGTCATGCAAATCTTGGTCATCCGTGTGCAGGCTGCTCTGACGGTTCTTCGTATCCTGCAGTCGCAAGTCTCGAGTAATCATTCCCAAGTCATCTAGGGGATTCGCGTACCGTTGGCTAAATTCTTGAAAAGAAAAACTACGATGGCGCAAAATCTGACGAGCCACGTCTCGAGTCGTGTTGATTTCCATCACCACGTTGACCATTTCGAACGGAGACCAGTGACTGTGCTTGACCAGGTACCGCAGAAGATTAGCAGCGGTTGCGTGATTCGCCTGGTTTGCCGGGTTAGATACCCGGGCGGTGTATGCTAAAAACTCAGCCACTGTAAGAGCTATGAGTTTACCAGTCGGCCGCGTGATTGCAATAACTTCTGCTGTTCCGAACACTGACATTACCTGCCTCCTAAAAATAACATGGGGTCTACATCAAAAAATTGTGAAAGCTTAATAGCTTCTGCGACTGTAGGCTTACGATTGCCGTCCAACACTAGCTTAAGTTTTTCTACAGTAGTCTCCATGAAATCCGCCAGTTCTTCTACAGTAGCCTCCGCCACTTTAAGTTCTTGCTTAATCAACGTATGTACACTGCCCATTGGATCCGTTACCGTCCTCTCAAATAAGTTAGATATTCACAAGCTAATTTCAAGTCTGAATTATACCACAATCTACCGTCCGGCAAGAAAATTATTGCACCGCACCCAGTACTGGCAGTTTCCGCGTAACCAATTTCCTTCGAGAATGCATCAATTCTTTTGTAGGCACCGGTTAAAACAGCCAACCGTTCCTTACCGTGCTTAATAAACGGACGCAACAGAGTTCCGATGTGCGTGTGTCCGCCAACACCAATGTCAAACGGGGCAGTCAACCGATCAAACCCTACCTCAATACCGTGAGTAGGATTGAATATGCTACTGTGTTTCCACTTGTGGCGGACAAGCGTTTCCCAGTGAGCACTGCCGCAAGTAATAGTTACTTGTGCTTCAAAAGGATCATAGATCACATGGGTCTGGCCCAGCAGGGAAGGTATGATGTCAATGCCGGACAGTTTCGTAGTCCAGTTGTCGTGGTTGCCACTGACCACCAGTAAAAGTTTTTCGTGGATTAGCTCGAGCCATCTACGAAACATAGCAATCTCGGCGTGGAAACTGACTGCTTGATTTCGTTGAAGACCTTGCAGTTTTGAAACAATCCAGTTGTCAATACCGTCGCCGTGAAATGCCGCGTACATTCCAGGCGTGTCACGAATAAGCATCGTGTCTTTCAGAATAGCTGAGTAGTCTGTGCCTATGTTGCCTATGTGCAAGTCCGACAGAAAAGCAATACCAGTCGGTTTTGACTCTAAGTGTATGTACTGTTTCTTCCGATGGTCCGCTGTCTGCTTGTAATCGTTATGGGCTGTAGCGGCAGCTTCCCACATCTTATCTGCTTGAGCAGGGTCGTACTTGTTCGGATCGACAGCTCTGATTATTGGAAACTCTACGGCTGCTTCGTCAGCCACAGACTCCGCAAGATGTTCTTGAAGAGCAGTAATTGCTTCCTGTTCAGTTCCGAAACGGCCGCCGTGAATCATCTTCTTTTGAACGCTGTCCCACCATCGAATACCATATCGACCGTTGCTAAAGTAAATTCCCTTCATGATTCCTCCTAGTTGAGCTCTAGATCCTTTTCAGGTAACTCTGTAAAGGTGTCGTAGTATGCTCCAAATACGTTCTGAGCTGCTTGCTGTAGCTGCGGAGGTATACTCTTTAGCACGCTTTTATCATGCACCTCAAGCTTTCTTCCAAGAAGTTCAAAAGAAAACTTGAGTATGTCTTTAGTAACTCCGAGATGCAAGTCCCTGCGGTTTGCTATTTCAAATACTGAATAACCTTCGCACCAGTCTTGCAGTATCTTTAACGACTGAGGATGGTTGTCTAAAAGAAAATGACTGTTTGCTTTGACAACCACCTCAATGTTAATACGATCCTCGTCTGCTAGCTTATTAGAGAACCAGTCTCTACACATCTCCCGTAAAAGTAAACGACTCTTCATTGGCTTCCTCAGGCCAGCAAATGTCTCGATGCGCGCAAACACGGTCACAAAAATAGCTTCGTTCTATTTTAGAATACACAGTGTCATTGAGTATCGACGTTAGCGTGGCTTCTAGATTTTTTATTTTCTCATCATAATTCTCCATAACCTTTGCTTCTAAAAGTTCAGAAGTACGCAAGTGGTGCCAGTAAACAGCTTTGGGTTTTTTTCCAAACACTTGTTCGTATGCCCACACATAAATAAGTAGCTGTGGATTGACTGCTAGTTCGGCACTGGTTGGTTTCTTTGACGTGCTCTTATGGTCGATGATGTTCTCGTCGACCGTGATCATGTCAATAAAACCACGCATAAGAACCAGCGGATTCTCAGAAGGAAAGGGAAGCTTGAAGCCGTATTCAATCTGAGAAGGGGAAAACTTTTCCCAGTCCATGTCGCGTACAATTTCACGACCAAGCTGCGAAGCCTTTCCAATGAGATGAGTAGCAACCAGGCCATTCTCGCTGTTGACTGCCGAGGCAATGGCTTCATTGTAATAGCGCGAGAACACCTGCACAGGTGCGTCCTTGCCGTCGCCGTAGTAATGCTCGATTGCGTGATGAAGCGCAGATCCCATCACGGTGTAAACGTGCCGGTTGCTGGTCAATCCGTCTATGTACTGCAGTTTATAAAGCTGAGCACATGTCTTGTAGAGATTGAAGCGAGAGGCACTAAACTCAGGTAGGGTCATTAGCTTGTCCAATCGGCGAATCAAATCGCATTTTTATGGTATATGCGGAACTTGCAAACATTGACTTAGAATATTCAAGAGACTTGACATACGCCTCGTGCTCGGCAAACTGAGCCTTAAGTTCAGCAAGCTCGTCGAGCAGCGCAGAAGTTTCTGAAATCTTACGAGACCTGGCTACGTTACTACGTGGCTTGTCCTCTTCGACAGCAATTTGCTGCTCGATTCGCTCAATGTCACGCTCCTTGAGAATAATCAATTGCTTGAGTCTTCCAAATCCTTTGTAAGCTTGCGTGACTTCGTAGTAATCTGGGCAGTTTTGTACCCAAGTTTCAAGATCTCCCATTTAAGTCCTCCCTAATTCGCTCGTCAACTTCCAATGCTATCTGCTTCATGTCGTAGATAAGAACGCAGTTATCCATTCCCTGCGCTTTTTGCCCCTTGTACTCATACCAAGCACCAGCTTTCTGAATTATATCATACTCTAATGCCAGCGACAATACATCGTAATCAGGTCCAAGACCCTTACCGTTGAGCATCACGTATTCGCATTTTTGATTACCGCCGCCCTGTTTATTCTTAGCTACCGTCACTTGTATGTACAGCTTGTCTTCGTCAGTTCGTATCTTAGCAAGCTCGAGAGTAATCCGGCTAAAATATCGCAAAGCGTACGGCCCGTAAGGTTTCTTTTCGCTTCTGGCCATAGTCGATATGTTTGCGCGGTACTGATTAATAAATATAAACAGAGCGTTAGCGTTATCAACTAAGCCAAGCAGCCGCAATATCCACCGAGACAGTAGATTAGCAGAGCCTGCCATGCGTGCCGGGTCATCGATTTCTTTATCAAATTCGTCTTTGGTTATGAGAGCAGGAACGCTGTCAAAGACTACTACTTGAATACCTTTTTCCAGCAGATGCTCGATTACAGGCAAGCCTTGCTCCGCATAGTCAGGACGATATACAAGCACCTTGTCGAGGTTGACACCAATCTTACCGGCGTAGACAGAATCAAATGTCCGTTCAAGATCGACAAACAACGAGTTTACTGTTCGTTCAACTTTACCGAGTTGGATAGATACTTCTTTTATTCCTTGGCGCTGGGCTTGAGCTATGTAGTCAAGAGCCAGTGTTGTCTTGCCGTGTCCCGGCTGAGCCAAGAGCTGCATGATTGTGCCACCGCGTACGCCCTCAGAATGTCCAAGGGCTCGGTTAAGTGACTTAATAGACGAGGGATAGAATTGATAAACCTGCGCGTCACTGCCTACAAGCATGCCGTCCAGGTTAAGCTTCTTACTCATTTGCTGCTGCCTTTTCGATAAGGGGAACAAAAAACTCAGGAGACTTCATTAGCGTAGCCAAAGCAAGTGATGCTTTTTGATACGCTGCCAGCGGACTCATACCGTAGAATAATTCGTTCTGATCCGGGATGTCCTCGCAATCAGATGTTTGTACTATGTGAGCTACCCATTTGTGGTGCTCTTCCGGATCTGGTTCCAAGTTCTTAAAAACAAAAATCTCCATCTCAATTGTAAACGGCATACATTCTCCTTACTTGTCGTACTTCATTGATATAGCTGGGTCTACTTTGACAGTTGATCCTAAATTAGGAAGAACTTCTCTAGCTGACTCCTCCATCGCTTCCTTTAATATCATACGCGCAGTTTCAGAATAGTCAAGCGTGCTCTCGACAATGATCTCGTCGTGCACTGTTGAAACAATAACTGCTTTTTTCATGTCCAGCCTGTCAAAAGTCTTAACCAGTGCAAGCTTGACCATCGTAGCCGACAGCGCTTGAATAGGGAAGTTAGCAGCTTCTCGCTCTGCGGCTTCTTTTTTCCACTTCACTAAGAAGTCCTCGGATTTCCAGTAGCGCCTCCTGCCGTAGCTATCGGCTACCCAGCCATTGATGACTGCTGACCTGGAGCTTTTCTTTAACCAAGCGGTGGCCTGAGGAAACATCTTCTTCCACTGGTCAATGATAGCCTCGCCCTGCGCTGAATTATACTTAGCGCCGACAGGAGCAAGTTTAATCGTCATCTGCTTGGCGAGATTGTCTCCGCCAACAGAATAGGCAATCGAGTAGTTAACCATCTTAGCCGCCTCACGCCAAATTTTGTAGGGGTGCTCTTTCTTGTTGTCGTTGGTTATGTCTTTTACATCGAGTACGTGCTTAGCCACGTACGTGTGAAGATCATCCAAATTACTTATCAGCTGCTCGTCTCCGCTAGCGTCAGCGATGATTACCAATTCGATAGTCGAGTAGTCAGCGATGATAAGGCGGCGACGATCATTCGCAACTGCAAATGCGTGGCGAATGCTGTCCTTTATTCCCAAATCTTTCATCTTTTGGTCTGACGGGAGATTCTGCAGGTTAGGACGAGAACTACTAAATCGACCGGTAGCAGCGCCTATTTGATTAAACGTGCAGTGTATTCGATGAGTGACTGAGTTCTCCATTTCCTGCAGCCCCAGAACGTATGTGGAGTATAGTTTGCGAGCCCCCACCAGGTAAGCATACGAGTTTAAACGATAGTTATCGTAGCGACCGTACGCTTTGATAGAGTCAATTAAAGACTCGTCAAAATTACTGGTATCGACCGCGTGCTTGTGTGCCTGTTTTCGGTTTTTAAAATCCCACTCAGTAACCACGCGTGCGTTCAGACTCTCCAGATCAACATCGACTGAGTTGAAGTACTTAAGCATCTGCTGGTTCGAAGAGGTGTTGGCCGCCGAGTAGCCATCACGAGAAAATACAATCTCCTCTGCAGACCCGGATTCAATAATCAGCCGCTGCAGCATCTTTTCTGAGTTGTCGATAAGAGTCTCAAAAGTGGGCTCGAGTTTCTTCAAATGCTCTGCATTAAAGGGCATTCCAAAGTACTCCATCATTGCCACAACCTTCACCAAACGTGCCTCTAGTTTGTAAGGGTTCTGCATGTTCTCGCGCTTTACTTCGGCAATTTGCTGAGTAAATATACCTCGCAAGACAACGACATCTGCAACGGCATACTCAAGCTGCTCGCTGGTAATTTCTGAAAACGTGCCGTCAGTGAATTGGTCCCTGACTGTCTTATCAAGGTCAATGTCCAAACGCCGCTTGGCAATGCTCGCCAAGTCGTTACGAGTTCCAATCAGTCCGGCAGTTAACATAGCCTCTACTACACGAGTATCGTGAATAGGGTCAACTATGAACTTACCGAAGTGAAAAAACACCTTGATGTCAAAACTCGCATTCTGAAAAACTTTAACGATGCTTGCGTCGGTTAACAAAGTTGATAAACTTTTTACACTGTCGACAGGCAGCGCAGTGTAGTCGTAAACAAATACCTGCTCAAATGTAGCAATCTGAACCAGCAGCAGTTTTGACTGCCGTGGGTCTAACCCAGTTGTCTCGGTATCAACAAAGAGCCTACGAGGTAGGCGGCTAAGCTGCTCGGTAATAGCCTCAAAAGACTGCTCCAGCTCCTCGATAGTTCGCACATGCTTAATCGACACAGCGCACCTCCAAAGTGTAGGCATCAAACATAAACGCAATTCCTTTGTGCACGGCTACTAAGCGACAGTCCTCAAGTACGACAACAAGAGCACCGGCATCGCAGACAAGTCGTATACACTTCGGAGTGTAGGACTTACCTTCAGCACTCTTTCTCTTAGTTGGCGGATTTACTAACGCGGTTAACTTCTGCAGCTCTACCGACAAAAGTTTTGTGCTGAACTCTAGCCCGTCGAACCGAATCAGCACCTCTCGTCCGCAAAGCGGATCAAGAAGTGCCTGTTCTGGAAATTCTTTGCGCTTCATACGTCCTCTATCATCTCCTTAAATCGCTCCAAGGTCATAAGATAATATACCACGTAGTCAACTAAGACACAAACAACTCCGGGCGGTTCTTTACACAGCAGCGATCGCTCTATAGGCATTGCAAAAGTCTTTGCTTTGCTTTTACTGAAGTCCAGTACGTGCGGAGTCTCTACAATGCTCTTTACTACTTTCTGCAAGTCTATTGACCTGATTAGAACGTAGTCGTCTTGACGCGCGTGATACCTATAGACAAGCATTCCAAAAACAGCGCTCATCTGCTGCGCCTCTAAATGAATCTTAGACAGCCAAGCCTTACTTATAGAGATTGACGGTCCGTGCCGATCAAATAACTCAGTAAGTTTGCACTCGATTACGTACCTTCCTGGGCGATTACTAAACAAAACTGTAACATCTCCTTTAGTAGTGCCCGCTCCAGACTGTGGGGTTCTGTCTCCTCCCAAATACTTAGCAACTCTTCGCTCCATAGCCTTTGCTCTTTGACGGTTAAGGCGGTTGCGTTCTTTACGCTCCGCCTTTAACTCGTCTAGAGCAGCTTTACTAGTTATGGGCTTGCTGACTACTGAACTTTTGCGTACTCCCATTAAATATCACCGTACTCATTCCAAGTTTACCATTGCGGTTCTTGTGAAATTTTAAACTTATAGCCCTGTTGCCATTGTCGTCCGAGATGTCATCAATTGGTGCCATTTCAATGACAGCGTCAGCTACCTGCGCTACCTCCCCGGAATCGCGTACGGCATCTAATCCTTCGCGTCCTTTTGTCATTTGACTAAGGACAACGACAGAAATATTAGCTTCTTTAGCGGCTTCTTTCAACGTCTGTGCCACCTCGCCAAGATCGTTATTGCGGTTACCCATCGAAGAGTGCCTGACAATCTGTAAGTAGTCGAGAAAAACTACCTTACAGCCTAAGCGTGACGCATCTCTGATTTCTTTTCGTATGGTTGACAAGCCTACCGTGGGGTCGTCTATTACAGACATCGGCAGGGACTGCAGATACATAACCGCTTGCTCAATTTTATCAGCTTGTTCCTTTGTCACTCTACCGAACTGCAAAGAGCTGGCGTCTAGCTTAAGAAGATAAGCAACCCACCGAGATATAAGCTGCTCCTTGCTCATCTCAAGAGAGAAGAAAAGAGAACGAGTGTTGTACTGACGAGCCATCTCAAGCATCGACTGCCCAATCAAAGCTGTCTTACCAGTGCCCGGCTTCGCCATGATGATATTCAACGTCTTAGGAAGCCACTCGCCACCGAGCATTGAGTCCAGAAACTTAATGCCGGTATGAGTAAACTTGTAGCTACCGTCGACTTTTTGATTAAGATCCCCAAGCATTCTCTGGGCGCCTGGGACCAGCGTTGTGTCGTGCGCTTGAATAATCGGCGGAAAGTTTAAGACCTGCTCTACTTTCTCCTCGTTTGGGTAGTACTGCCGTGACTCGAAGTCAAGTGACTTTGCAGCCTCAAACAACTGACGTCGACGGGCTATAATTCCCAGCTCGTCAACCACTGCCTGCTGGTTTACGGTAACTTGGACTAGCATTTGAGCAGGAACATCGCCAGCGAGCGCCATACGCATAACTTCGTAAGAGCATTCGCCGTAGCGAACATAGGCTTCCTTCATGGCTAAGATAATGTCTTTGCGCTCGTCTGTAAAAAGCGCAGGAGTTATCATGTGAAGCATTTCAGGATTACCCATAAGCGATGAAAGCAATCGCCACTCAGCGTCCGTGTCGTAGTACATACGGTCTCCTTAATAAGCGTGCCCACTCGTTGTACGGTAGGGCCTTGTCTACTACCAGTCTAAGCTCTTCTGGACCCTTTGTCAATAAGTAAGTATCCAGATCCATCTTTTTTTCCTTACCCAGAGGCAGTGTTGCTACCTTTAGCTCGGGAATCTTAGAAGCCAGCTTATCAATCGCCTGGTTTACCGACTCCCTTACCGAAGGATCGTTTTGAGAGTCGAACAAGACCGTTTGAGAACCTTTAGACATCGTACGAATACGCCATCTCCATGTAGATATTCCAGGTACTCCAACAGTGGAAAACCCAAATTGAGCAGCCACAATTGTCTTTATTTCGCCCTCAGTTATCAAGTGATCAGTCGCCAAGGAATTAGCGTTGTAAGGCCATTCCGATGCTCCTCTAGCAGCAGTACCTCCAAAAGGTCCTTTATACTTAGGATCTGAATTGTCGACTGATCTTGCTCGTATGTCTACAACTTCACCACTAATTGGATTGAAGTAAGGAAATGTCAATCTCCCTGCAAGGACTGGGCTGTGGGCTGAGTTGTATAACCCACTGCGTATACCTAAATCAGCAGAAAATCTACCGTGCCTGTCTGACTCGGGACAGTACCCGATACAATACTTCTCAATACTTTCTTCACTGATTCCACGCGACAAAGCGTAGCGAAGAGCCGCACCGTCTAAGCACGAGTGATAATACTTAGACACAACAGTGTAGAATTCGCGTATCTCAAGCAATTCGGCGGAGTCTTTTGCAAAAGACACGGTAGAGTCTTGATCGTTGTCTGACTTTGTCGGAGTTGACCGATAACCGCAATTAAAGCAATAGCTTACATCGTTGTCTGGAGTGACATACAAATTGTCTCCACCGCATTGAGGGCAGTCTGTTTTGTATCCTCGTGCCATATCCACCTCAAATAAAAAAGCTGGGCGGTGTGAAAACACCGCCCAGCAGTTTAAACCTACTCGTCAAACAACGTATCCGCGCTAGGGACTGATGCGGTCTTTGACTTTGGACTATCGATTGCGGACTTTACAACGTCTGCAACATTCTTAGAAGTCTCGAGCAACCGAGGCATTGCAGTGATGTTGTAGGCGCGCAGTACTTCCGTGTAATCCATGCCCTTAAGGAGGTCCTTAATAGCATCAGGTGGGAAAGGTTTAGCGTAGCCCTCAATGTCGTACATTGGCAGACTCAGCACATCAGAAGGAATAGGATCACGATTAGCACCGACGTAAACTGCGCGATTGGTGTTAAGGCCCTTCCCACGAGTAACAATTTCGATGTCTACCATCGTGATTGGAATCAACTCGTTCGTGTCGTCATCAAATACTGACTTACTAAGTTCCTCAATTTCATTAAGGAGGCCATTCCGACCTTGTCCTGAAGAAACAGAGCCTTCCAGCACTTGCACCTGCATGTTACGCTCAGGCTTCTTGCCAGTAACCGGAACTACTTCGCCACTCTGTGACGTCAGGTATTGATTCTGATTGTTTCCGTAAATCAGCGAGCCGTCGTCAAGCTTCACTACCATGCTTTTGTCAAGCACGTTCATAAAGAACCGGCGTCGAACGCCGTCGTTATACTGCTTAGGAAGCAGAGAACGAGCCGAGTAATCAAGAAAGATTCGACGCATAACATCAACCTCTCCCTTTTTAGCCGTAATCCACACAGACAGTACTGTCTGACCCAAGAGCGGTTCACTTGTATTTTGTGGATCAGGAAGAAACCGAATCACACGCTTACCTTCGCGCACATCAATGAATGGATTTTTGCCGTTTGATGAGCCTGCCGTCTGCTGTTGCGATGCCCCGCCAATCATCTTACCGAATGCCATTGTCTTTCTCCTGCATTGCGACGAGTTCTCTCGCCATAGAATTAAGTTCGTCAAGCACTGCTTTCCGTACTTCGCTATTGATATTACCACTAGCCTCGAGCCGTGTCAATAGTCTCTTGGCATATTTCTTTGCCAACTGCTCAATCTTATTTAAATTCTCCATTTATAATCTCCACAAATTGCTGGGCAATCACAGGCCACTTAAACTTTTCCTGATTGATATGCTTCATTCCCTTCGCTCCAAGAGTTTTTCTGTATTCTTCGTCAATAAACAGTTTATGCAGAGAAGCGACTGCACTTTCCATTTCAGTTACATGGTGAATCGTGTTAAGGCCCCGATCGGTTAGCGAAGGGAACGGATAAACATCCATATAATGAGCGTTACCTTCAGGCCACTCGGCCAAGGCAGAGTGATTTGGTAAGATAACTGGAACACCTGCCGCCATTGCTTCGGATGCTGGTAAGCACCAACCTTCTGCAGCTGTTGTGGTAAAGAAGACGTCCGCGGTATTGTAAACCAAGTTCAGCTGCTGAGGACTAAGCCCCGCATCAGGACGAAGATTTGGTGACGAAATGGCAAGACGATCTTCAATCCCGAGGTACTCGCACCATTGAATGATGTCAATTCCAAAATCTTGCAAAGCGCCGTGGTAATAAATCTTTACCTGCTTTGGAAGATTGTAACGCTTGACCCACTCAGCAAAATAAAAAAAAGTGAGATCCAAACGTTTACGAGGCTGATTGCGCTGCAAACACAGAACAATATAGTCGTCTTCGCTCAGATTCATCTGATCTCTGACTTGTTTGCGACTCAGATTCAGCTTGTGAAAAATCTCAGTGTCTACTCCGTGCGGCACAACCGCGACATTGCTCAAGCCGAGGTGCTTGCCGGCATTGTCAAATCTGTACTCAAGTTGATTTTTTCCGAAGTTAGTGTAAGTGACCACACGGTCGTAAAGGCGGAGACCGTCAACAAAATCCTGTTTAACGTTTTCAGCATCAACAGGAGTGTACACAAAAAACTTTGTATTGAGGTCAGGATTTTGTTCTTTTAGGTTAGTAAATATCTTTGCGTAGTCCATCGCAATCCAAGGATCGTTGAGAACAAACAGGATGTCTGGACGAACTTTCATCAAGATTTCGCCAAGCCTGGTTTTTCCCCAAATATCGCCACCGCTCCCGCTAGCCGGATACACACGAAGACCGTCCAATAAAGGACTGTAGTCACCGTAGAAATTAACAGCTAGCACATGCATCTCATAATGCTTTCTGAAGGTGTTAATCAGATTAGTAGCAACAACACCAAAACCAGTCTGAACCGGAAAATCACCCACAAAAAGCATTTTTGGAATTACCTTACCCATAGAGCCTCCTAATAAATTTTGGTTCCAATGATAGTATTTAAAGGCTGTCTTGTTGCTTTCGGCTGCGCTATTCTGGTCTTGAATAGCGTCTCAAGCTCGGACAGTAAGTGATCAAGAACATGGTTCATCGACTTAGAACTTTCCGTATTGGTGTACCGAATGTCTTCAGTAGACCAAGACACAAATGTTTGCGAACTAGACGTTAATTTGGCTAAGTGAATTAAATAAACAGCTGTAATTGTTATAGCTTCTTCGTCAGCTTGCTCAATAATAGGTGGACTCGGTTGCTCAAAATCTAAAAAAGGATTGCGAAAAACATCGTTTTCTTTTAGACTTGTTGGCATAAACGCATACCCATTAACTGTACTAGCCCAGAAATATCCTTGCTGAGCCGCGTTTGCAGGCTGCTCCGGAGCAATTAATCCGGAACTCCATATCTGATACTTAGCTCTCCAACGTTTTTGCAAAAATTTAACAGCGTTGACTATCGAAGTTCTTACAAGTGCGTCTGAATTAGCAGTTCCATCAAAGTCCCCTAGTCTCAACTTTATCCCATCGATGAGATAGTCCATATTTGTTACAGTAATTATCATCTATATCTCCATAATTATAAGTTTTTTAATTCTATCTGTCAAGCGGTGGTTGTGGCCACGTAACGTTTCCCCATCCTGCGGTGGCAACCAGAGCTGGCAGATCTCTGAGAGCCTGTCGATACTCTCGCCACTCGAGTAGTTTGTCAGCGGTTAATCCGGTATCTGGTAGTTGAGTCCAATCGCTCTCGTAAAGAAACGTGTTGCGACGCGCACGAAGTTCTCGCAAAGCTTGGATAAAAGTAAACGGTTTCTCCTGGATAGTACTCCCTTCAGGTAAAGGAGTTGAGTATGGCGTGCCATACTCATCCCAGTACCCAAGAGTAATTGTAGCAGGGTCGTAAATTTTAAAAATAATCATTATACACCTATAGCCTGGAATATATTCATAAGTGGGGATGGTGCTGCAAAACCTTCACCGTTCGCGTTCAATGTAGTATTTGCTGAGGGTGTGAGGACAACGTTATAGGTTGAATTTGCCGAGGCAAAGAATCCAATATTAAAGTTAAATATGTAACCACCGCCGGTATTTAAACCAGCACCGTGCAGAGTACTTACATAGTTAATACCACCTCGTGTCAAAGTCATACGAAGACTTGTTAAGTTAGCTACTGTTGCAAAGGTAGCGGAAAACATGTAATAACCTGCGTTAGTTATAGTAATCGTAGATGAGTTTGTAGGTACGGTAATTTTATTACTACGTAGTGCATTATTCCATACAATAGTCGTGCCCGCAGTTGTAATTGCAACGTCCGCTGTTCTTCTGGCTGTGATATAACCCATGGCATCGGAAGTTAATTTACCGGTGCTTGAGACTTTAAATCTGTAATCACCTGCACCATCATTAGCCACGTTTAAGGTATCCTCACCATATAGGTCTGTGGTTGCAGTAACAGTTCTGCCGTAGACATTATTCAGCGACGTAATATTCCCGTTTGTCGATATGTCTCCAGTTGTATTTACTATTTGCGCTACAGCTGGCGCTGCTCCTATTAAAAGTTTCCCCTCCACTCTAGTATCTCCAACAACATCTAACGTGCCTGCAACATTAGTATTCCCACTTGCTCCGTTAATTTTAAAGACGTGAGGGGGAGGACCCACGTGTAGAGTTCCGGTTGTACCGTTTACGGTAAATACGTGGTCGCCGGGCCCTACATGTAGATTTCCAGAAGCGTGTATACGACCGAGTGTATTTATATTTCCGTTAGATGCGTCTACTGTGAATGTGTCGGCGGTGTTGTTGTTTAGTAGCAGTTGGTCTGGACCTAATTTGTACCTTACTGTGCTATTGTAACTATCGGTTCCATATATGGTGCCCGGAGCTATATCTGCCTCGTCATTTGGACTTTTTCTTAGGAAGAGACTACCGTTGTAGATATTAATAGCTGCTGAGGTTGCAAGTCCGTTTGTCGGGAAGTTGAAGTTAATCAAGGCGTTACTGCTTGCGTTGTTTTCAATCTCCAAAGCGTTTATTCCGTCTAACTGTATAACCGACTGAGGAGTTGTTGCGTGAAAAGCTCCGTTGTACAAAGCCATTCCAACAATATTACCGCCAACCCCACTACCAGCAATCCGCAGTGTGTCCGTAATAGATGGTAAATTACTACTAGCAACATCTCCGATATGTAAACCAGTGCTGTCTAATTTTGCTTTACCTGCCGAGATATACCCACTCGGTACTGTGATGTACCCGTTTGTTCCTACCGTGATACCACTATTTACTATCAAAGTACCCATGTTAGCGGCTACTGCATCAAGTTGTGTAACACTGAGTCGGTCTGCCGTAATACCACTGACAGCTATGTTATCGGCTTTAATAGTTTCGGCAGCTATGAGTACTCCACTAATTGTACCCGCAAATATATTGTTACCGGTAACACTACCGTCTCTGATAAGTACTCCGGATATCGTACCGTCAATAATCTTAGATCCATCGATGCTCTTGGCACCGATTAGATCAGGCCCGACAACGATACTGTCTGAAACTTGAAGAGCTATTGTATCAATTAACGAGGCGCTGACGTGATATGCTTTTATTGACCCGACCTCCAAATCAAAAGCTTGCACAGTTTTTCTTGGCAGTATTTGACTTAACGCATAATTATCCGCACCGGAGTGCGTGACAGTAATTGCGTTGGCAACTACTGGAAAAGGAAACGATATCTTGTAAGTTCCTGGCTGAGGAAGAGAAATCCAGTAGGCTTCAGGATTTTCTGGAGTGTCGGCAGAGTAACTTGCAAGCAGTAAGTCTTCGTTTTGGTTTTCTCCTGACACTGTATAGGGAGCTGAAATAAAAACCGGATTCGTATCTGCCAAGTATTCGCTAAGCTGCACGTAAACGTTAGTTGAGCCACTATAAACAGTAACAGTCAGCCCTCCAAATCGCTCGCTAACGTCAGAATAGATAGCGGTTTTGTGTAAACCCGCTTCGTAAAATAACCAGTTGTCCGTTCGATCATCGTA